TGCGCTGGCTGATGGCACAGGGCAGGGCATTATCTTGTTGGATGATGCCGGCCATACGGCTGATGATTTTACGGTTTTTGCTCGCGGCACCGATGGCGAGTATGACACTGTACTGGATGCAATTTAGGAGACATTATGCCACCAGAGATACGAGAAATTTCCGGGCAGTTTGCCGACATCATGGTCGTGACCGAGTTGCGCGGCGCTTACCCGAATGTACCCATTGCTGCGGACGTGGATTATGCAGCTTTGGTGGCGGGTGACCCTGATCCATCCTTCCTAACAATTCCAATCGGCAAGGCCAACGTCACATCGGGGAATAAGCGCTACTATGACGACGCTTGGCTGCAAGAGCTTTACCGGCAGACGCTGGCCAACAAGCCGGTTGGGATCATGGGCCATCTGAGCGAAGCCGAGCGCGGCTTTGCTTTCCCGCCCGAAGCGATCCATTGGGTTGGTGCGGTGATTGAGCAGGATTCCGGCATTCTCTGGGGTAAGGGGTATATCCCGGCTGGCGAGGCGCGGGACCGCATCCGCCGCTACAAAGCGCAAGGCAAGAGCATTGCAACGTCGATTGATGCCCACGCAGATGGGGTTTGGGACGAGTCCCTGAAAGCTTATCGCATGGACGCCAAGACGCTGCGCTTATCGCAAATCGACATTGCGCCCGCTGATCGGGCGGGGGTTGGCGTTCTGGCACGCGTGCCAATGCTGACCAGTGAAATGACAGATACCACGTCAACCGACGTGGCTAGCAACGAAGAGGAGACAAAGACCGTGGATAAACTAACGGTAATCAATGAGATGACCGCCGAAGACGCCCGCCTCCTGCCGGAGCCGGTCCGCGCCGCTATCGTCGCGACCGTGCCCACGCCGGCAGAAGTGGCGACGGTCGCGGCCATCCGCGAGACCCTTGGCCTCGACGCCAAGGCGGATGTGACCGCGGCCATCACGGAGCTACGCCAGGCCAAGGCCAACGCCGAAGCCAAGGCGGTGAGCGACCGCATCACCGAGCTGATGACCGCCGAAGAGGGCGGGATCAAGCTCGAAGATGTGCGGCCCATCGTGCGCGAGTTGGTCGAAGCCAAGCGGCCGGCAACGCCCGCCGCGGCAGAGGCGGCTTACAAGGCGGTGGTTGAGTCGGAGAGTGTGAAAGCGTTGTTGGCCGCCCGTGTCGTCGAGACGATGGGGCCGCCACAACGCACGCCGGTGCAAGGGAAGCGGGGCAACAAGTACTTCCAGTTGCCTTCTGCCGCCTAAGCAGCGCAGAGCAAACAATGCAGTTTAGGGCTGAATAGCCAAGGAGTAAATTACGATGGCGACTACGGTAGCCGGTGTGGCCACTTTCCAAGAAAGTGATGGGAAAGCAGTCGATGTAGACTTGACCGCCGCGGTGGTCAAGGGGGCGGTGATTTACGCCGAGGGTTGGTTAGGGCTGGCCGGCGGTGATGGGGCCAGCGGGGACAGTGTGGCGTGCATCGTGGATGAGCGCGAATACCAATTCACGGTGCCGGCGGGTCTGACCGTGACAAAGGGTCTGATCGTTTACATCACGGTCGCGACGACCACGGGGCATTACCCCGACGATGAGGCGTACACCACGAGCGCCGGCGCGGGCAAGATTGCCTTCTTCAAGGCGACCGCGGACAAGGACGGCAACAACATCGTGACCGGAGTGATGATCGCCAAGAACGCGCTGCTGAGCTAGGCAGTGCGGGCAACCGCGGGCATTGCAGAGCATTTGCGGCCAGGGACGAGTATCCATGAGGAACTCGTCGGGATGGCCGCTTTGATGGAAGAGGAGTAGTTGAAAATGGCAATTAAAGTTTGGAGCAAGGATGTTTTGGCGGTTGAGAAGCCAAAGATCCAGTTCCCGAAGGGCTTCCGGCTCAGTGACCACGTGCGCGAAGTGCGGCGCGGTGGGGAGCGGGTCATGGAGTACATTGGTAGCGATTCCTTCAGTGATGAGTGGAACCAGCGCCAACAGTTTGAGGTGGACGCAGGGCGTGATCAGGAGCCGATCCTCTATACGCCGATCTACGACGTGATCAACGATCCTAGTCTGCCTGAGAATGTGAACCTATACAAGATTGGGCCGGGTGGGGTGGTCTTTGAGGAAGTGCTCGAAGGCGGGGAAGTCAAATTTGCTTCGATCAGCAGCTCAACCGAGACGGTGCGCATTAAGCACTGGGGTTTTGGTCTTGAGATCAGTGATGATCTGGTTGCGTACAATCGGCTGTGGGACATTGCGATTGTCGAACGGCAGGCTGGGATCGCATTCAACGCTCTTATGAACCACCTCGCGTTTGGTCCGATCCTGGATTACAGCTACGCCAGCAGCAATCAAACCGGCGCTGTGTCCAGCGGTGCAACAGATCAGGAAGACATTTTGCTGACTATCGAGGCCGGCATTACAGCTTCCAAGACCGATGCCAGCAATCCGCGCCGCGGGCCTTATGCCTTGCTCATCAGCAGCGCGCAGGCTTTCCGGGTCGAAAAAGCCCTGTCCCGCGTCGCGCAAGAGGGCGTAGAACTGCAATCCAGCGCCATCGCTCAGATTCAAGACGTGATTGTCTATGATGGCTGGACCGGCACGCGCGGCGGCAAGTCCACCACGTACGCCGGTGTTACATCCGGCAAGGGCTACTTGATTGACAAGGCTAACAAGATGATGGACTTCAAGAGCTACGTCAAGCAGGGGCTGGAGCTTTACGGCGAACAGCAAGACGTAAGCCGGTTCTTACTCCAACGCGTGTGGGATCTACGCATGGGCTTTTATGCAAACCCACTGCGCGCGGTCGAGGAATTAACCTGGCCCTAGCTAGTCACTAGGCAGAGCGAACGGAATCGAAGTACTCTTGCACTCGTTTGAGTATCTTCTTTCCCTTCGCTTTGCCAAAGTGAGATAAGGCCCATTTCCCTGGGTCCTTGTTGCTCTTTGAATTATTGCAGCCCCCTACGCCGTGGCAGAGGGGGACGATGTTAGAAACGACATGTCCAGGGCAGTTAGGATCGGTCATCGGAATAAAATGATCCATTGCAATAGTGTGCATCAAGCCGGGGGGCCGGCCACACGCGGCACAGCAGCCGCCAAAGTAATTCAGTGCGTTTTGCCAGTCCTTCGGCGTAAAGTCGGATGGCAATTGGGCCTTAGTTGCTCTTCTGCGGCTGGCGTAGTTGCGCATCTTGGCGGGGTGACGCTTTCGGTAGCTGCGTGCTATGGCTTTGGTTTTGTCGGGATTTCGCCTGTACCACCGCTTGGTACGCTCACCGCTTTTTGCTCTGTATTCAGCCAAGAGATCGGGGTCACTTTTGACGCGCTGGTAGCTACGGCTATTGCTTTCTACTTGGCACTCCTTACACATCGAATTCAGTCCGGTAGAGTTGATGTTGCGAACAGAGTAGTGATCCAAGTCAGCCGGCTTCCATTCATCGCAGACACGGCACTGGCGCAGACCCGCATCCCGCTTAGCTTGGGCTTCCGCCTTGCGCTGGGCGAACGTCTTGCGGAGCCTCATTTGTCGGCGGCTAAGACACTTTCGGCAGCCAAGCTTAAATCCGTCTTTGCTACCTTTTTCCGGCTGATAAAAATCAGATGTAACCGGGAACTCGACAGCGCACAGGTTGCAGTAACGAGACAAATGGCCGGTAGCCAACAAGGAGATCCGCAACTCTTCTTTGCTTCGCTCTCTCGCCTTTCTCGCTTTGCGCTTCTCTTCGCTGCGCGCCTTGGTGCGCTTGCGGTCGCTTTCGATTACGCACTCTCGGCAAGCTGGATTAAACCCATCGCGCGCCTTGGGGCGTTCGGCAAAGTATTCAATGGTGCGGGGGAGCATCCTCTTGCATCGTGGGCACTTCTTGGCAGTTGGGAAGGACACGCCTTCGGCTTGATCTCGCTGCTTGCGTCGCTCCCTTCGTTCCATGCTAAGGCGATTGTCGCAAGGGTTACAGTGTGGCACAAAGCCGGCAGCGCCAAGCTTGCTCTTATGGAAAAATTCTTCGGTCAGTGGAAACGTTTCACCGCACGTCTTGCAAACGCGGGTGGGTGTGGTATCATGGGTCATGACTTTAGCTCCTCTAAAGCTACTGTCCATGCCGGGGATCGTCGTAAGCGATTGCCCGGCTTCTTCGTGTCCTTCGCAGACCCCAATTATACCACATTCCGGCACCAACCCATGTTACAGGGGGCTTGCTGATGCAACCAGTCATCAACGTGTGCACGCCGGGCAGCCCCGATCCCGCCGATTCCTACGGCCTCCTAGCCTGTCGCCTGGCCACCGGCCTGGCTCAACTTGGCGTCTATGTCAATCTGCTGTCTCTGGGGCCGCGTGACGTGCCCTTCCAGAGCGCAGAGTTGCGCGCCATCATTGAGCAGCCGATCCGGGCGTCACTGGGCGGGATCATGCTTGGTTACAGCACCACCTTCAAGCAGCACACCGGCCTAACGCAGCTTGGGCCGAAGGTCGGGATCACCATGTTTAAGAGCAGTAAGATCCCACCAATCTTTGTGCCGGAACTCCAGCAAGTGGCCGCCATCGTCACCCCGTCGCACTTCTGCAAGACTGTCTTTGAGGAAGCCGGCGTCACCGTACCCATTCATGTGGTGCCCCTGGGGGTTAACCCACTTTACCAGCCGGCAGAGCGCAGCACAGACGGGCCGCTGACCTTCCTCGCCTTCATTGACCGTGGGCTGCGCAAAGGGGGGCCGCTGGCGCTCAAGGCGTTCCAGGCGGCTTTCGGGGATGACATGAATTACCGGCTAATCCTG